AACGTAGGTGATCCTCAGGTCGAACAGTATCAATTTGTTTATTCAGCATTTAAGTAATGGCAAAGGCAGAAGATTTTACAATAAAAGACATTTCCATATGGAAAGTTGGCGAAGAGATGAATGAACCTTATAGTATTTTAACTAATACTGTTTTGGGTTTTCAATATTTTGAGGATATATTTTCTCCATCAATAGCTGCTACCCTAGTCATTATGGATAAAGCAGCAAACCTTCCTGCTTACATGCCAATTCAAGGGTTTGAGAAAGTTGTTATAGAGATTACTGATTATAAGGGTGATGATCATCAATTTGATTTTCGTGTTTGGAAGATAGGTAACAGAGTTTCTGATAAAAAGGGTCAGGGTTATACTTTAGGATTGATAGGTGATCAGGGATTAACTAATGAAGGTGTTACAGTAAACAAACCTCTTGTGGGTAAACCAGATGCTATCGTTAAAGAAGTATTGATGAAGTATCTTAATGTACCTGAAGCTATGATTGAGACTGAAGAGAGTGTTAATCTAATGAAGATTTTCCCTTCTGGTAAGTCTCCATTCACAGTCATTAGGGATTTGCAAGCTAGATCAATTTCTAAAAATTCACTTGGTGGTGGTATTGGTAAGAAAGCATCTTCTAATGATACTAAAGGTGATTCTAAACCTAATCACAGTTCTGATGTAGCAGATAATGCAAAAATTTTAAAAGGTACTGCTGGATATTATTTCTGGGAAGACCGTGATGGATTTAACTTTAAGAGTATAGATGCTCTTGCCTCAACTGATGAAGAGAAATTTGGTGGTTCTGGTCCTGTTGCGACATATGAGTACGCACCAGCAATGACTGATAATGAGATAGGTAATGATAGGAAGATACAAGAGGTTACTTTTAGGTCTGAGTTGGATTTGTTAAAGAAGATGAGGGAGGGTGCTTTCTCAACACAATGTGCGTTTTTTGACATAAATACAGGTGTTTATGATGAATACATCTATAAATTAAGTGACAACTGGAAGCAGATGGCCCACTTAAGTCCTCAAACAGAGTTACCTAAAGGGCAAAAAGATCTGTCACAGTTTCCAACTAGACGATTATCTACCGTTATTAATCATGAATATTGGTACAACGGTACTGAAGTAGCGTCAAATGAGTCCAAAGATAATAGTGATGAACCAAGTGAAATAACAGATAACCAGAAGCAGTTTTTGGTACAGTCTATCTCTCGTGCAGGGATAATGTTCAATCAGCAATTAGCTATATCTGTAACTGGTAATTTGGATCTGAGGGCGGGTCAAAAGATCGAGGTATTGATACCAAACCAAGTTCCTGAACAAGACAAGGAAAAACTCGGATCGTTCGATCCTGAACACAGCGGTATCTATTTGATCAGGAAACTCAATCATCAATTTGACAGAATTACAATGAACGTCTATACTGTTTTGGAACTCATTCGTGACGGTTTTGGTCATGAAGAGACAAAGATCAAATAGGTAAATTCATATGGAAAGTATCGAAGCACACATCAAGAAAGATCAAGAGATTCTTGACGATCCACAACTTAATCCTGCTGCTAGACGGCACTATAAGGAAGAGTTGCATGATCTAATTGAATATGAAGAGCATCATCATGACGAAATTGTGGCAGGTGATCATCATGACCCTAATACAATTGAATTGTTTTGTGACCAAAATCCAGACGAGCCTGAGTGCTTGATTTATGACGACTAGATATGCAAGGACTTAATCAGTTATATCCGATGAACCAAATCGGTTCCGATGGCTTTGCCTGGTGGATCGGACAGATTGAGTCGCCTATGCATTCTAAGGATGGTGAGGATGTTAAGGATCCGAAGCGTTCTGGTAGATATAAAGTCAGGATTATAGGACATCATCCTAGATCTTGTAGTGCTGTAGAAAGCAAAGATCTACCATGGGCAATCACTATGATGCCTGTGACTACACCGTATTCAGCTGGTGCTGTGCGTTCTGCAACGCCACAGTTAGAGCCAGGTGATTGGGTTGTTGGATTCTTCTTGGATCATTATGAACAACAACCTGTTATCATGGGATCCATTGGACAGGTTGCTAATTCTGGAGCTCCACCAGAAGAAGATCCTAATCCTGGTAAAGGGTGTAAGAATCTTACAACATTCATTGATGAAAATGTAAGACAATTAGATCAAGATCCATCACCACCAGTTGAAGTTGGTCCTGCTGAAGCAGGTGTTCCTTTACAAGGAGAACAGTCTGAAGGTATTACTAATGGTGTTAATAACTTAACTCTTGCAAAGTTTGCAGATACATCTGAATCTAATAGAGCAGGTATTAATTTTGAAGTTGAAGTTCATGATAAGTGTACTGATGAACTGAATGGACAGTTCAAACGTCTCTTACAAGAGATGCTCCGTGATACTCAGCAAAGTGGTGGTCAGTTAGGAACTTATGTTGTTAACCAGTGGACTGGTCAGATCTATGATTATGTTGACATTGGTAGAAAGTATGTAAACAAAGCGACTTATATTGTTAAGAAATTTATTGCTAAGGTCAAAGGATTCGTATTAGAGAAGATTAAAAGAGCAGTTGATGATCTTATTAAAGCTATCCTACGTCCATCTGAGACTGGTAATGCTCTGACTCCAGTGACAAAGTGGTTCAATGAAATGCTAAAACAACTTGGTTGTTCTATGGCAGATCTTGGACTGCGTTTAGAGAAGTTCTTAGAGGATCTTATCTTTGGTTATTTGTTTGACATCTACAAGGCTGCTGCATGTCAAGTAGATAAAATGGTTGGCGGAATCCTTAATAAGATTCAGTCCTTAATGGAAGATTTGCTATCTAGTATTCTTGGTCCCCTACAATCTATACTCGGTGCTATAGCAGCTCCATTGAACATGATTGGAGAGGCAATCAACTATGTATTGAATCTACTTGGTATCTCATGTGATGGACCAGATAAAAGATGCGGTAAAGTCTCATCTGTAACTACTAAGTGTGCAACAGACAAGAGAAAAGATTTCTTAGATGATTTATTAGATAGTCTGCAAGATCCATGGGATGGTACTGGAGAAGACTGGTCTACCTACACCTGTGAAGAGGCGTACGAGGGTGTTAAGTTACAGAAGACTGAAGTTACCTTTGTTGGTGGTAAGCCGTATACAGACGGACTAGAGGATAGGATAACGTACAACATACAGGACATCACTGTTAAAGAAGGTGACATAGCAAAGTTTACAGTTACTAGAACTGGTAAGACTGATATTTCTTCTAGTGTTTTTTGGAGAACTATAGAGGGTACAGCACAATATGTTACCGATTTCCAAGAAGGATCTGGAACATTAGGATTTTCACCAGGAGAAACATCAAAGACTATTGAGATAAGAACAATATATTCTAGTGAAATAGAGACATCTGAAGATTTCTTTATATCATTGAAACCAGGAACTCCTGGCACAGTTACTAGATCATTCATTAAGAGTCTTGCTAGATGTGTTATCAAGAAATCTAAGATAACATCTAGCGATTCAGATGTAGATCTTGATGACACACCATCTACACCATCAAGAGATCCAAGTGATCCTAATAATTATACATACCCAGAGAATTTTAATTCACTAGTAAATGATAACGATAGTGATACTGTAGAGTCAACACCTGATGGACCAACTTATCAAGTGACTCCTGATAAGACATCAGTTAAAGAAGGTCAGTTTGTAACATATACTATTGAGACTACTAATGTTGTTAATGGTGCAGTGTTGCAGTATCAGTTATTTGGTACTGGCATTACTAATTCAGATATTGTGGGTGGTAATCTTGTAGGTAAATTTGTTATTGAAGATAATAAGTCTTTAGTTGTAGTTGGTATTGAAGAAGATGGTAATTTAGAGGATGCTGAGGTACTTACATTTTCTATAAATGGTACAGATGCTACTGCTAGTGTTGTTATTGTATCTCAATTAGATAATTATGGAAGAGAAGATTTACTGAAAGAGTTAGATGAGTCTGTAGATGTTACTAAGGACAATGTTTATATAAAGTCTACTAGACCGATAGCAGGAGCACCTATAACTGATCCAGGTGGAGGTATCATACAAGTTCCTATAGAAAGTCCTGGTACCCCATACACAGAACCACCTGCTGTTCTTATTACAGGTCAAGGGTATGGTGCTGTTGGAACTGTTTTACTTAATGATAAGAGTGAGGTTGCTGAGATTAGGGTGACAAGTCCTGGATTTGGGTATAAACTTAATATACCACAAGCAGAACAAAAACGCTGTATCATTGACAGTTTTACTATGTTAGCACCTGGCTTAGGATACACTAGTACTCCTAAAGTATATGTTGATGGAGATTCAACTGTTGCAGAAGCTGTAGTGAGAGATGGTATGGTTGTTAGTGTTAGAATTAAGAATAGAGAATTGACATTCACTGAATATCCACGAGTACAAATACTTGGTGGTGGTGGATATGGTGCAAGGTGGATACCTTCATTCAGTTGCTTAAGTACCGAAGCACTTGTTAGAGTTGGATCTGCTAAAATTGGTACTGGTTCATATATTGATTGTCCGTAATGCCTATATCAAAAATAAACAACAGACCTCAGGAACTAACTGAAAAAATAATTAAAGCAGGGAAAGCAGAGGAACAAGATGTTACTATTGCTAGAGAGGTCACTGTTATATTTCAGAACAAACATTATGTTCTGAGAACTGATGGTGGTGACTTAGATGCTAGGAATAAATTAACAGGTCACGGATTTACTATCACTCAGACTGGTGATTTTATCTATATCTCTGGTCCAGGTGGTAAGGATAACCCCTGTGGTGGTAGGTTTATGGTAAACACCACTGGTGGTAAGATGGAGAAGCATGGTGGTCCTATTATTCAGGAAGCACATGCAAATAAAACTAATGCTATTGAAGAAGGAACAGAAGACGATCCTACAAAAGGAGTGGCAAGGACAACAGTATTATATGGTGATGACAATGAAGACATCAAAGCTGATAAGAGAATTGATGCTGTTAATGTCACTATTGAAGCATCAGGTCTATTAAGTCTTATTGGTCATAATGGTATTATACTGCAAGCAGGACCCAATGGTGGTGGTCCTATTACAATGCAAGCAGGTAGTATAACACAAGTTGCTGCTAATAAAGAGGAGTATGTTATAGGTCAGAAGATGGTTGTATCTTCTGAGAGTACTGAACTCAACTACGATCCTAGAGGAACTAAAGCACTAATTTCACCAGGTCACCAGAGTATTAAGTATATGGGTGATGTCAAGCATGAGATTGTGGGTGCTTATCTGTTAAACGTCACTGGCATTGGCACCAGTCCATTCATCACTGATAAGAAGACTTCTATTAATATCAATGCTAATGTTGGAGATGTGAAGTTTGGAACTCTTGCTGGTAGTATGCATATCAGTGCTACTGGTGGTGCTAAGATGCCTAGTCTGTCTGGTGTTAAACCAGGAAATATTACTATTAACTCAGCATTAGGTACGAGTATTAAGTCTAGCACACCTCTATTAGGAAAAGTAGAGATAGATACTGGTATTGTTGATATTAAAGCGGGTGTTAATGTTGATGTAGAAGCAACAACTAAGCTTGATCTTAAGGGTATGACAGGTGTTGATATAGAAGCAACTACTGGTGATTTGAAATTAGAGGCAAAGATAGGTGGTGTTGATATAGATGCTGGAACCAAGATTTATTTGAATTAGTGCTGTGACACTAGACAAACTGTCACAAGGGGGGTTGACCCACCACATACAAAATGATATTATGTATAAATAAATTACAATCCAACTCAGGACTCGAAACTATCGTAACCCTGCGTAGATGTAATAAAGACTCCCATGTCGAGGGATTCTAACATCCGCAGGTTTTTTTATGACTTGCGAGACACTTAAAATACAAACATGTCTATTAAATCAACAATCGCTGCTGTTGCAGCATCCCCTTTCCTTCTCGCTGGAGCCGCTTTTGCTGGTCCTTACGTGAATGTTGAAAGCAACCTCGCATATCCTGATGGCGATTACAGTTCTGCTGCTACCGATATCCATATTGGATACGAAGGAACAACTGGAACTGAAGGTAAGATTGCTTATTATGTACAAGGTGGTCCTTCTTTGAACCATTCAGAAACAACTGACGATACTGAGACTGAACTCTCTGGTAAGGTTGGTGCTTCTGTGCCTGTTAGCGAAGATCTTGCTCTTTACGGAGAAGTTTCTGGTGCTACTAATGGCGACGATTCAGACGGCGACACCATCATTGACTGGGGTGCTAAGCTCGGTGCTAAGTTCACATTCTGATTGACTAATCACTAAAATGTGATATAATGGAGGGGGAAACCCCTCCTTTTTTTATGATAGACGATTTTTGCGATAAACTAGAAGGATTCTATGATAATTGGAATCAAGCATGTAGGAACCCTGCTGTGTGGTCTCATGTTAAATTACGCTGGAAACGCATTGGCGATCATCAATTTGAATCAAAGCAGTGGTATGATTATCTTGGTGAAGAGAAAGCATACAGACATAAGTGGCATAAAGTATTTGAACAGCAAGGTACTATCATAGTACAAAATTGGGTACCTGAATGGAAAGATCATAATCACTGTTGTGATATGATGTTCTTTGAGGTTGATGACCACTATGCTGGAAAGGTTAAGACAGATGCTTGTATTGTTAATGGTGGTATGGTAGTGTCAATGGTCAAGTTTAATGGTGAATATTATAAGAGTAGAGATCAGGGATGGAGAGATGATAAGGTAGTTTGGGGAAGTGAAGTTATCTACAGATTCGATAAGGTTGGATAAATAGTGATGTGAAGCAACTTTGACATGGCATTCAAGGGATACGATATAGCGTCCAAATATGTGTATTTGTATTTTGAAGATATGCATTCGTCGGTTGTCAGAATGTGGTTCATTAATGGAATGCCATTCACATTTGACTCTCTAGATAAGGAAGAATTAGAGAATCCATGGCATCAGGGAGAAGCAGCAATTAACCCAGAATTTACAATAGAACAAGTTGAAAAGGTTTCTAGTTATTTGATGGAAGAAGAGATGCACCCTCTTTTGTTTGACGTACCTTTAGTTGGAAAATTACCAGATGATACCCTTTCGTGAATGCCTTATAGGTAAATTTGATAATGTTAACCAAGCGTTGCAGTATCCTAGTAGGTTTGCTAGAATATTGATATGTCATGAGGATATGGGTGATGGTTGGATCAAAGGTTTTCAGGCATATTTCCATAACCCAGAACCCTACAGGGAATTTCGAATGTGGGTTACCCCAATTGGGGAAAAATTTCTTGTGCAAAATTTTGACTCAAAAGGATTGACATACAAGGAAGGATGTGATAGCATATTTGAATGGAGGGATGATCATTGGCATGGGTTTTCTCATGACGATTCACAACATACCATCGATGTTATCTTGAATAAGGATAAATATAGTGTTTTGGATAAAAGTGACACTTGGGGTTCTCAATGGGGTCACTTCCATTTCGAAAGATTGCCATCATAGCACAGTGGTAGTGCAGGGCTTTTGTAAAGCCAAGGTCGGAGGTTCAAATCCCCCTGATGGCATT